TAATTGTTTTGTTGAGTTAGGGTTGAAGTCACCTGTAGCTTGTTTGTAAGCTTGAACTTCTTTGTATTCATCTAACTTCTGAGCAGCATCCTCTATGACATCAGCCATAAGAGTTTGTGAACTTACTAATCTCTGTCTGTCAAATGGTACTCCATTGTTCTCAGCATCAATAAGAAATCTACATCCAGGCTTCAATATGTTCTCATAGACCCATGTAAGTTTTTTATTGGTGTCTAGAGCTTTCTTGAATTTTCCATGTAGAATAAATGTACAGACTGCATCCATTGCTGCGTATGTTTTCATCACATCAAAAGGAATCATATCCCATGTGAAGTCTGCTTTTAGTATGCCGTTAGACCTTCTAAAGTTATCTATCCAGTCATACATTGGCTTCTCGTAGTCTCCATACTTAGTATGTTTGAGAGACAATTGTTTTAGTCCATGAGTTCCTGGGTTCTCATCAAGTAAATAATGTTGAAGCATTGTATCTTCAAACCTAGGAAATTTGAACTTGAAATGATACTCAAACCATGATATATCAAATTTACCATTATGAAATACTACTATCTTCTTATCAAATACTTGCTGTAAAAGAGCTTCACAAGTTGCGTCAATACAGTCACAATTTATGTAGGCTCCCTTCTCTCCATCATAACTCAAGCTAATGCCAATCATGTGTCCATCTCTAGGGTATAGTCCAGTAGTCTCTGAGTCAAGTGCAACATATTCACTTTCACAATCTCTTGCTTCTATAATAAATCTACTTGCTTCTCTACTATCTGTTATACCGAATGCCATGCTTTCGTCTATCTCTACTACTTTGAGTTGTCCAGAGATATACTGTTGTATATTACTCTTAGAGTCATCCCATAACTTCTTAACTTCAGGCTTGAACGCTATCATGGCTGGGTTGATAACAGGAATAAACTTTTTGTCTACTACTTTACCACTATATTCCATAATAGAAGTTACGTTTGTATAGAACTTTAGACACTCTGAGCCAACTAGAATAATCCAGTCATAGCTATCTATATCCATTTCTATATCAACGTCTTTCTTTAATACTTTCTTCAAGCTTGGGTCAGAAGATAATGAGTATCTATCGAACTCAAATGAATTATCGAAGTGACCTACAAAGTCAGTCCTCGATGGTTTTGCTTCTACTAATGCTACCTTAGCCATATAATCTCCTTTTTAGTCTGACAACTCCTTCTCTTGTAAAGTTGCCAGGATCGTTTCCTTGTTTTAATTTAATTGTTTGGTGTCCTAGACCTAGCGTTTCACATATACCTTCTACTTTGGTAGCTGCGACTTGACCTGCTTCGTCGCCATCGAACATAATATCTACTCCTGTTGCTCCTTGCATTTTAAGAATAGATAGTTTAACCCAATCTACAGACTGTGTGCCGAAGCAACAAACTGCATTTTTTAATCCTTTGTCCCATAAGTTAAGAGCATCAAATATACCCTCAACCAATATAATTCTGTTTTGTATCATTTCAGGTTTTGCAGGACATAATGGTAACTTTAATCCTGGTGGATAAAGATGATACTTTGGCCTTGTTGGATCGTCTCTTAGTAATCTGCCTATTAATCCAACTGTCTTTCCTGTTATGTCTCGAATAGGGAATATAACTCTGCCTGCAAAGTTGCCCCCATCCTCCCAAGTAAATGCACTCCATATTTTCAATGTGTTTGCACTAATGTTTCTTAGAGTCCCATCATACATTATAGCTCCTGCAGGTAATGTAATACCTACTGAAGATGCTTTCTTCTCTGCAATCTTTTCTTTTAGCATATGTCTCTTGACTTCTAAAGGTGATTGGGGTGCACCAAAGAAAGTAAACACATTACCTTTGAATCCGCACGAGAAACAATGATACATTCCTGTAACTTTGTCAACTCTCATACTTGGGTTGCTATCATCATGTTCTGGATTTAAGCATTTTATAACTGCATCTTTTCCAGAGATTACATAATCTACTCCCTTGTCATCTAATAATCTTACTGCTTCCATTAGTGTATGTTATCTCCGTTGTACTCTAGCTCTATCTCTGCTTCGTATATCAACCTAAATTCCTCTAGTGATGGTATATCCATTTGATAGTTTCCAAAGATTTGATTGTTTTCGTGTAGACTTCTTACATAAAGTATGTAAGCTGTCTGTAGTTGTTTTTCTGTATATAATATCATGATATTATTAAATTACTTCCTCCGTCCCATTTATGCCAATTTACTGGCAAAGTATATCCTTTAATTTTAGAAAAGTATTCTTGATTATCTACTTGCTCAAAGTTAAGTTGATATGTAATCAACAAACCATCTAGTCTAAGACGATCAAGTACTGCATCTCTAAATTCAACTGGAGTCTCTGATATCCCCCAAGTTGAAATAAATAAACAGTTTGATTGTCTCTCTAAATCTTTATAATTAGTAATGAAGTTTACATTATATTCTTTTAAATTAGTTTTACTTAAATTTATTACCTCTGGTAAATCTAATATTGTGTAGTTTCCTGTAAATCCCATATTAAATATAAACTTACAAAAATCTCCTGAACCTGCACCAAGCTCAATGATGTTGTCATAATCTAAAATACTTTTATTTAATACATCATTATACAATGTAAAATAATAATTAGACCTTAGATTCCATGCGTTTGTAGAATGTATTTTATTCTTGTCTAACGATTCAAATGAATTATTATAAGAAGCTGTGTCATTTCCCCAGTGGTCGTCTTTTCTATGTTTCATAGCTTCTAACCATGTAGTGGTGCATCTTGGTGAGTTAAATACTTCCTGTGCTTTATCCATATAAGGTTGAAAATATCTTACTTCATATAAAGGAAGTTTTGTAACTACTTTAAGTGTTCTAAAATTATATAAGTTTGCTGGTAGGGGTTTGTACCCTTGCCATATTCCATGTCTATCTTTCATTGTTTCCACTCCCATTTTTCTTCTATTGATGTTTGACATGCTTGGAGGTAATCTCTATCTTCTTCTGACAGTACTGACCAAAACTTAGTTACTGTAAGTAAGTATTCCATTACTCCTTTAGGGTCTACGAGGTGTATATTACCTTTCATCATAAACTCTACTACGTCTATTCTTTTTTGTATTCTATCTTTAATTAGCATTGAATTTTAGCCACTCTACTTGTGCTACCCTCTTTCTAAGACTACTAGTACTAAACTTGTGGTCTCTCTTGTTAAAATAAATATCTATATCTCTTGCTTTGCAAATATCTCTACCTGTAAAGTCTCTATTTCTATACTCATCTCCGAGTATTCTTACATTAATATTATACATTGTAAGAATGTCAATCAAGTCTTTTTCAGTTTCGTACACGAGTATTTCGTCTACATACTTGACTGCGGAAAGCTGTGCATATCTTTCTACAATTGTTTGAGTAGGAGAGTTCTTTTCCACTCTATCCAAACTTGGATTAATTTGTAAGGCACATATTAGATAGGTGCATTGGTCTTTAGCTTCACGCAACATAGCAATATGTCCTGCATGAAGTAAGTCAAAAGCACTGCATGTAATCCCTACTTTATATTTCATCTATTGCTTCTCCAGTTTTTGTACTCTCTTTCATCTCTTCTCTATCTTCTGGGTTAAGTACAGACTTTGGTCCGATTCTTAGTGTGTCCCAGTCCATTTCAGAAGTGAAGTCTTGCATCTGAGCACTTCTCATCTTTTGACAACTGAATGTCATACAGTTATCTTGTTGTTCCCAAGCGTTTAAGCTGTAGGCTGCATCTGCGGCATCAAGTATACCTTTTGCAAATCTTGCTTCTCCTGTTGCATCAGTCTGATAAGGAGAGAACACCATAGTCTCATATTGTTGAGCCATAGATTTCAAAGTTTTACTAACTTCGATTTGTTCTGTCCATTCATATTGACGACCTGAAGCTAGTGATCGTTTGACTTGGTTTAGATAGTCTACTATGATAACGCCAACATCGGGTAATTGATTCATTTTTGTTTTGAGTACTGCATCTATCTTACCAATTGTCAGCATCGGATCGTAAACAATCTCAATCTGTTTGTCCTCTCTAAGAGGGTTCTTGATAAGCTTAGTGTGTAAATCGTTAAAGTTTCTATGATTATAGAAATCAGTGAGCAAATCCCCACTATCTTGATAACGATCACACCACCACTTTGCAACTCTATTCCACTCATCCTTAGATAGATTCTTTAACTTCAGTCTGTTCACAGGCACGTTAGCACCTAGAGCACAACACCTCTGTAAAATCTGACGAGAGTCCATCTCGATAGTGAAATATAAGGCAGAACGTCCACCTTCATAAATGTTATTAGCCAAGTTAGCACATGCAATAGATTTACCTGCACCACGTCGCCCTCCCACTAGCACCAAATCCTTGGGAGAAAAAGAAAAGTCTCTATCATACTCTGTGTTCAATCCGAGACTGACAAACTTGCCAATCTCTTCATCAGGGTCGAATAGTTCAATCTTGGACATATTCTCTCCTGGCGGAGTAGTGTCGACCTTCTCGGAAACCTCGACTACAATTTCTTGTAACGACTCGAGGTTTTCCTCAGCTGTAGAGAAAGCAATTGTTTCATCTACAAAACTGTCTATTTGAGATAATATCTCTGTCTGGGTGAATTCATTTTTCTGATAGTCTAATAAAGTATTAGCATCAATCTCAGTCTCAATGGATTCTATTGCAAAAATCATTTCTTGTAGTTTAGAGTCTCTTATCTCGAATTTTAAATCTTCAAAGCTAGGTAAATCCCCATATCTATCGACATGCGAGTTGATGATTTTCCATAGTGATTTATATTCTGCAGGTAAGTATAACTCTTTCAGGTCTGTCCAGACCGAAATGTCTTTTTGCGATAAAATCTGATGTAGTAGTGCTGAGGCCAGCGTCAATATTATTCTCCCAAATAAAAGAAGCGGAGACCCCCACAAAAGGGAGTTCCGCTTCAAAGTTTAACTAGCTAACTGATTTTTCTTTTTTAGCTGAACCATCGTAGTCTGCACATGCTAGACCTCTTCTAGTAAGCATTGTTTTCACGCCTCTTACAGTTTTTCCGATTTCTTCTGCTATTTCGTCTACAGTTAAAGACGCAATTTCTAAGTCAACAAAAGGGTCTTGCTTGTTAGAACCTTTAGTTACTTTTTGCTTAGGAATAGAGTTAATATCTCCACTTCTTAGCAAAGAAAGAGCTTTACCTCTGATAGAG